ATCTCAACTAATTTTGAGAAGCTTCCACCTAAACTTGAGACTATTCCGAGAAGTAAATTCTCCATTGTCTCAGTATATTCTTTGCCAACCGCATCAGAAAACTCAGCACCACCTCCGACTTGGATTGACCCAAAGCCATCACTAGATACTTCTAAATATATTCCGTTTAGGGGTTCTTTGGTGCTATCTGTCATTTGGCACCTACAAAATTAGTTATGAGAGCCAGTGAGGGTTTGTTTATTTTCTCCCGCATCCACTCCAGAGGAACCAATCTATCTGCATACAGAAAGCCATTTTTCTCACACCAAACGGCTAGAGTGGTCTTTGAACCTTTTCTAAGTCTGGAGCGAGAGTTACTAAATACGAATCTGAGATCCAAATTAGGATACTGTTCTTGTATAAGTAGATGCTTCTTCCGATCAGTGGAAAGAAACCTTCCCTTTGACTCAATAACAATGCCATTGCCCAAAACAAAGTCTGGGGTATATTTATGTATTGATTGCGGTATTGAATACGGTATTTTAAAGGGCTCATAATCTGCCTTTATCTTCTTCTTTTTCAATTGATCTGAAATGTCTTGTTCGATACCAGACCTATATCCTGCTCGGATAGCTCTCTGTCGCACGTTACCCATACAGCCGCCTCCGAATAACCTTAGTTGGAGTTGGAGTAGTGGAAGGGCGCCTTGAGGCTATGTGTGCCTCAACGTTTGTCACACCTTTATATTTTATAAAGCCGTTCTTTTCGTTTCCTAAATAGCACTCAGCACAAAAGTAGGTTTTACAATCGTGAATTACTGAGGCTACAGCCCCACACTGAATACACGCTTTAGTTTGACTTTGCATCTTCAGCCTCTTGAATTTTTTCTCCAATCCAACGCATCACAGGCACTGCCATAGAGTTACCCATGACCTTGTATCTTGGGCCATTTGGGCAGTCTTCAGCAGGCTTGTTACGCCAAGGGATTTGAGTGTAGTTGTCGGGGAAGCCTTGAAGTCTTTCTGTTTCCATAGGAATCAATCTTCTAAGCTCTGTTTTGTTCCTAACAGCAGGTAGGTTGTCACCCATCTCTGCCCTTAATGTTCCAGATATTTCGGACTCTCCATTGTTTCCAAAATTTCTAGCAATACTGCCCGGTTCAAAAGAAACGTAAGTTGTTTGCTTCATTCCAGGGTTTGCAGCTAAAGCACCTGCGTAGGGCATCTCTCTTACTTCATCTCTGGAGTTTTGTGCAAAGGCTACAACGGCATGCTGATCCGTAGCGTTAAGCGTGAAAGATAAGTCAGTATCCCACCCGCTACCTTGTGGGCCGTTTTCATCCTTGCGCCCTATCATATTACCTTGAAGGGCTATGGCAGGAGGGTTGTTACCGCCACTTCCACCAAGTTTTAGTGTAGGAGAGACATCCCAATGCACATCTGGAACGGACATATCGGATGAAAAGGCAACTACGTTTTCACAATTAGAGGTAGGCCCTTTGTAATCTCGTGCTGTAAGTGTGGCTGCTACTGGGGGAACAAAGTCAGTTATGGGGGTGTTGTTACCACCAGTACCCCAAAACGCAGTGACAGTATTAGAAACGTCTATTGGTTTGACTGTTCCGTCTTTGCCTGTTCTATCGTTGTACGCAACGCTTCCTCTAGTTTGGGTGGTAAGACTTTCCCTCTTTTGCTTGCTCGTCTTAGAATCCCCTCGCAAGCTTTCTGGCTCAAATAGAAGTTTTGTGGCACTTTCCCACGTACCAATACATCCGACAACGAACACACGGCGGCGGCGCTGTGCCACTCCGGCGAACTGAGCGTCAAGGATTCGCCATGAGAAACTATACCCGAGTTCTTGAAGCCCCCCGATGAAGGAACCAAAGTCCCGTCCTCCCCCAGAACTAAGTACACCGGGGACGTTTTCCCAGACGATATATTTCGGCCTGAACTTCTCAATAATTCCAAGATAGATGAGTGCGAGGTTTCCCCTTGGGTCTTCAAGCCCTTTTCTGAGTCCTGCGACTGAAAAAGACTGACAAGGTGTTCCTCCGACCAAAATGTCAACTGATCTTCCATCAAAATCCCACTCCCTATAGTTAGTCATATCCCCAAGGTTTGGAACCTCTGGGTAATGGTGGTTCAAAACTGCGGAAGCAAATGGATCGATCTCTGAAAAAGCCAGAGGCTTCCACCCTAAGTGTTTCCACGCAACTGAGGCTGCTTCTACGCCCGAACAAACGCTTAAATAATTCATAGCATTTCCTCGTTGTATTCTGAGTACCAATAGTGTCTTGGCTGTAGTGCTTTTGAGCCTGTCTGAGGCTTGTAGACTGCATCAGGCCAACATTCGGCTTTGTAAGAACAAAAGCCACAGGTTGTGTGAAGTCGCTTAGATCCAGTAGGAACCTTTCTAAAAAGCTCTTCAGTGGGCTGAAAACATCTCTTAAACGGAGCGTCACTACTAACCGTTTTAATGGTATTCACTATTTGTTCTTGTAATTTTTTTTCTTCAGCAGGCGTAGGTTTAGCGTCAACAACCTTCAATTCACCAGTGCTTTTGTTAATTACTATCCAACCACCTTGGGGCTGATTTGTACCCTTGGCGTAGCCTAGAAGTTGTGCCGTGTATCCGAAGGAATCATCCTTTGCTATGCCAGCCCAACCGTCTTGAAATTTATTATCAAATGCCCAAGGTGAAGCAGATTTTGTGTCGTATACCTTACCGTCTATTTCAATGTCATTCTCGCCTTCAATGGTTTGCCCACCGACATCCCACTTAGCTTTTGACTTACCCCCAGTGATATTAACTTCAGCAACCTTGGCAATAAGTTCAACAATGACTTCAATAGCATCCCCAAACATCATTCTAAGGATGTGGTTGTAGGGCATTTTGCCTCTTTCAGCCCCAGACTTTTCCATTTGTAATTGGCAAAGGGGGCGCCCTATGTTGGACATTCTGAGGCGAAATCGTGTATCTCTTGGGGTGAGTTGTTTTTTAAGGCACTCCTTAAACATCTCCCCTGCATCTTCGATCCACTGATCATCAACAGCAAGGTTCTCTCCATTTGAGAGCCTGTCCATCGTCATACGAAGTTGGGATTCTAAAATGTTCATAGCTCCTCCAAAGATTGTTAAAAAAATGGGGAGCCGAAGCTCCCCTAAGTTGGGGAGGTGTTCTATGCGTCTTGCAGATCTTTTTCCAAACTTGAGACACCTGCGATTGCATTAATTGCATCATCGTCTGTTTGAGATTGTCGCAATGCTTTTATGTGCATTGAGTCAACCAAGTTGTTCTCAGCCTCAATCATATTTCCAATGACTTTCATCGTTTCAAAAGTCTTTGGGTCTAATGGGAGAGCCTTAGATAGCTTTGGCTTAAAGTGCATAACGTAGTAGTACACTGAGCCATTTTTTAATTCTTCAGCCGAAACTTCAGCCTCATAATCATAGAAGTTACTGCCTCTTGGAAGACGTTTGATATACTCATCTTCAAAAGGATTAAAATTGGTGCCTTTAAGCATTAGAATGGCAGGCGTAGGTTCTACTGTAACTTCATCACCATTTGCGTTCTTGCCAGTGTAGCTGATCAAAGCACGAACCTGCCGAAAACACGTTGTGTTCTCATGTTTCTTTTTAATAACTTCACTAGCGTCACGAAGTTCTTTGCTAGTCGGCTTTCCACAACGAATTCCACCCTTCATATCCCTCGCCTCATGGCGAAAGTTAGGAATTAAAAGAGTTTTATTTGCCACGCCTTTGGCGGCAGGATCATATTGAATCCACTGAAACATTTGACTGAGTGGGCGTATTGTCACCTTCTCAGCAAACACTGGCTCATCCGTATTGGTCAAATAGAGTTGGCCAATTGGTAAGGTGTTTCCTTGTTCATCCTTTCGATCTTGATTTGCCTTCAACTTTGGGAGTCTAGCATTATTGGAATTCTCTTGTGCGTTACCACCTAAGAGGGCTGCCAATTTAGCTTCTTCGTTTGGGTCTACTGCTACTAATTCATTCATATATTTGTCCTCAATGACTTTTTTTGTCTCTGTATAAGTGACAGTACATTAATTAGTGTCACAGGTCAACACTAATATCCTGTGTATCCATCCAATTGGGGCCAATTTCTGCCTCAACATCTAATGGAATATTTACTTTAAAATTAAACCTTTCAAATATTTCATCATCAATATCTCGCATAGCCCAAGTTAAGGCTTTAACGACATCTGTGCTTTCTCCTGGATAAACATCGACCACGAGTGAATCGTGTACAGTCAGAATAAGTTTCGATTTCAAACTGTTATCCTTGAACCTTCTGAACGCTCGGACACATGCCACAACCATGATGTCAGCCGTGGCAAATGACTGACAAGGATAATTAACAATGTTGGTTTGGTTTGTTACTCTGCCACCCCTCAACCTTTTAACATTTGGAAATGCAAACTCTCTGCCACTAGG